AATGGTTTGATCTATAAGCTCTTGTGAACTTTTGGGGCAGCCTGAATATACGTGCCAAAACAAAGATTTAAGAAATGTTGATATTTTGTTTATCATAAGTCTTAACTGCCACAATATTGTTGTCTGAATTGAGCGTGTAAATGGGATCAATATTTACTATTGTATTACCAGCAACCCATTGCGGCTTTCCTTGATTTAAAGAATAGCATAGTCTATTGCCATTAGATTTGAAGTCGCACGTTAAAAGAAATAACGAATCATTAAGTCTGAAACACTCTCCGGTTTCCAGTTCTTCTAAATATTTCATTTGTAATCATCCATTTCATCCCACAATTCTTCTTCTATTAAAGATTGTTTTTTCTGTTTAAAAGCCTTTTTTGCTTGTTTCATAAACATCTGATCTTCATCATGATATTTATTAGGCTTTTTACCAGTGAAGGATTTATTTTGTTCTATATTTTTTCGACGGTGTTCTTTGTTCAGATCATCCATAGTTAGCCATAATCAAAGTGTTACCATATATCATAGACTACGCATTTTCTGTTGTCAAGGCGACAACAGTTGTTTTGTTGGATTAATAATACCGTATCCTTGATATTTTTTATTGCTATATTGTTTACTTTTTAAACTTAGGCTTGTTTTTTTGAGCATTTCTATAAGATTATTTTGAGTAATATTTTTATGGATGGATTTGATTAAACACGCACAACCAACAGCGAATGGAGTAGCCATACTAGTTCCGCTCATCATAGCATAACCACCATTTGGCATACAACTAAATATATCCTGACCCGGACTTAAAAAGTCTAATTCATCACCAGAACAAGTAAAAGATGTTCTATCCAGATTTCTATCTATTGCACCAATAGCAATTGTTTCAGAGAATTTTGCCGGGTACATAATAGGAGCATTAGTTCCAGAATTTCCGGCCGCACAGAAAATGATAGTTTTATTTTTAACCGCTTGTTTAAGAGCATTATAAATTTTGGACGATTTATTTGGCGATCCTAAAGACATACATAAAAAATCACAATGCTTAGATCCGAAAACAATCGCTTCTGCTATATGGTTTTCATTTCCACTACCCCGACCATTCAACGCTTTAAGAGGCATTATTTTAGTATTTGGAGAGACTCCAACTATACCCTGACTATTGTTTTCTCCAGCAATTGTTCCAGACACATGAGTGCCGTGACCATTATCATCTATTGGATCTTTCTTTTTATCCACAAAATTTTTACCACCAACTAAATTATTTTTGATATCATTATGATATAAATCGCATCCGGTATCAATAACCCCAACAGTAATATTTTTTCCAGTAGATAGAGTCCATAATTCTGGTATGTTAAACTTTAATAATTCCCATCCCATTATTTGAACCGATCCAGGATTTATACCATACACATTTTCTCTTGTGTGTGGAAGTAACGAGTATTCATCTTTTCGCATTTTTATATTCTCTTATCCAGTTGATAAATCTGCTAACTCTTGTGTGTCCGCTTTCATCCTTATACACTGATTTGGGCGATCTATCTACTGCCATTACACAAGAATTAATTCCTGCTAGTTTTCCATCTATAAATAATCCGCCACCACTATCTCCTGATGCTATTAAAAATTCTAATGTTGTATAGTCTTTATCTCCTCTTCTAGAAGGAGAACAAATTAATAAATTACCATCTATATGATCTATAGTATTAGAACCCGCTCTTTGTTTATTGTCTGAAAAAATAGCACCACTTATAAAGTTACCAGTGATACCAAATCCAGACATACAACAAATCTTGTTTGCTTCATCTTCTCCTTCATATAAAGCAGGATAGAATTTAAGTCCAAAAGGTTCTTTGGAGTATCCTATCGCTATATCTGCCGTACCAAACTTACCATCATCAAAATCTTTATGATATATTACATCTGTTATACAATATGTTTTATCTTTTAGCGTAAATAAACAAGAATTACTATCTTTCACAACATGGGCCGCGGTAAGAATAAAATGATCATCTATTGCTACCGCAGAAGCACAAAACCTACTATCGTCTTTATATGTTCCACATAGCCTTCCTACGTATTCAAATTCTTCTCCATATTTAATGTACTGAGCATCTGATGTACCTGGGTCTATGGTTCCAGAATAAGTGTACTGTCCACCAAAACCTAATATAAGGAGGAATAGATAAAAATAGTACTTCATAGCGTCCTCCATGAGATTAGAAAAATTATCCCTAATAAAATACACTAATTATCCATTTTGCCTATAATTCTACCCTTGGTTGTTCTGTGTACAAATCCTTTTCTCACAAGATATGGCTCAATACTATTTTCTATAGTTTCAATCGCTATTCCAGTCATAGACGAAATAGATTTAAGACCTAGTGGTGTGCCTTTGGATTTTTTGAGAACATCTATATACATTCTATCATATAGATCTAGTCCTAAACTATCAATTCCTTGAGTCTCAAAAATTTTGTTAACATCAGTCTCTGAAGGATGGCATAATGTATAGTTTTTATACCATTGTAATCTAGCATTTAGAATACGAGGAGTACCCTTGCTCCTTTTAGCGATTTCTAATAAGTCATTATCAGATATATTTAGTCCAAGTTTTATTGCGTTCAATCCTGCTAGTTTAGATAGATCACTATCACCATAAAAGGATAAATGCTCCTTTACTTGAAAACGATCATAAAATGGCTGACTAAGACTACCACCACTTGTTGTTGCACCAACGAGTGTGAACGCTGGTACTTCTATTTCTTCTGGTTCTTTATCTAGAATAATATTGATCTTAAAATCTTCCATTACTGGATATAAAAACTCTTCGACTAATTTAGGCAGTCTATGTATTTCGTCTATAAAAAATACTGCTCTCTTAGTCATTCTTAGAAGATATGGCAGAACACTTTTAACGCTCCTCAAATTGGCGGCATTGGCGGTATACAAATTTACCCCCAACTCTGAGGCTACAGCACTCGCTATGGTTGTTTTACCAAGGCCAGGAGGCCCGTCTATTAAAAGATGAGGCATCACAGAGCCGGAACTTTTACAACCCGCTACGTTAACTCTCAAGCGATCTATAACGGGGTCTTGTCCAATAATTTCACTGAACTGTGTTGGTCTAATATTCATTCCAATTCTCCTGTGCTAGTTAGTGCCAATTTAATTATTTCTCTCTTAGAGCCATTCGGTAATTTTTTATATGCAATTTCTATTAGTTTAGATGCTTCTTCCATAGAAAAACCATAACCGCATAAAACATTGCAGTATTCTATAATTGACGCATTATTTTGCGATTGTATCTTAGATTTTGGTGGTCTTTTTTTACTGCGATATTCTATAGATATATTCTTTATTCTTTTTGGTCTAATCACAGATCCGCAATCACAAACTATTTTAAAGTCTTTAGTTTTGGCTTCTATCAATGAAATCCAATGGTCGTATCCGCATGAACTATCTTCGCACCTATATTTGAAGTATGCGTTAATTTCAATCGGTTTCTGGTTTTTCTTTTTCGTTTTCATCTTTCACCCAAAATACAAAATCATTAGACTTGTCATCAAACGCTGTTTCAACCAATCCTTTTTGAACTAGGCCATTGATAATATTGCTGACCATTCTCTCATTAAGACTATGAACTATTTCTGCAAAAATAGTATCGTTCAGGGTATATCTAGTTTGTTTTGTTTTTTTGTTTTTTTGTCTCTTAACGAATTCTTTTACTATTACAACAGACTCTTGATGAGATAATACTTTTTCAAATTCTTCTTGTTCATTTTCTACAACGTCATCTATAAGAATATCTATATTGTCTGGATTATTCCAGACTCCAAAATTATTGTAGACTATGGCCCTAGCCTTGTCTGTAAAGTCATCTAAATCAGTGATTACAAACCATTGGTCACTCATTGATTATTTCTAATTGAGAATATCAAATAGTCCTTTATAATATTTTGGTTGATTAATAAAATGAACAGCATGAGATTGTAGGTGTGCTTTATATGCTGAATTTATAGGATCAGCAACCCAATATTTTGTTTTCCAAATTGGCTCATTAGCATAATTGGATCCCAAATACTGGAGTTTATCTTTTCCTCCAGTATTGGGATTCCAACTATTCACAGGAAACACGATCATCTTGTCGAAATCATAATCTTTTTTGAAGATATCATTGATCATTTTGCTGATCCATTCTGATAACGGAGAGTTTTGGTTCATATCAAATTTGAAATAAAACTTATACGGATCATACTGATCACTATAATCATTATTATAATAGTCATCATCGTATCCGTCATCTTCGTCATCGTATGGATCGTGCATTTTTCATCCTATACAAAATTGGTCGCCAAGTTGAGCAGCAAGGTCTTTGGCCGCACTACTCAGAAAGCGATTGTTGCTGAAATACAACGCTGTGGACGCTTGATTTAGGTACTCTACGACCGTTTTTAAAAGTTTGGTCTGCTGACCGCTCAGATTTAAACAATCGCCTCCACGGCACATAGGCTGAACCATTTGAGGATCACCATACGCCTTTTCCGGCAAGCCATCATCCTCATCATTTAGATCATTATTATTGTATGACTTATTATGAGGATCATTTACTAGTGTGCTAAGAATCTGCTTCGCAACATCCATTGGTACTGGCAGACCATTTTCATCAGCCTTCTTATAAGCCTTAGCATAACCCTTGTACCATTCGTCGCTGCATTTAGCAGGATCAATAACAATGTTAGTTGTTTGACCAGTAAGAGCAGATTGCAAATCGGCCACATTAATTGGTTGACCAGTTGATCCTGGCAGAATACTGGTAAAGTAAGGAGCCTTCCCCTCCCAACCCTTACGCCACCAAGTATAAGGAACACGATAAATCTGATTGGCCTTGATCGCTCGTGGATCACCACCAAAGTAATTTACTAGTTTCTTCTGTAGACCATTCCAGTATGTCTTATTTTTACCAACAAGTTGTCGAGACTTGTCATCAAAAAGCCAGTAGCACTGATAACCATTACTAGTATCAACTACCCAACTAGGCTTAACTGGAAAGTTATTAATAGCGTCAAGAAAGTCCTTCTTCTTTTTCATTACAACGCTAGGTTTAAAGTATTTTCCATCGCTGCCTCTACCAGCATCCATATCGCAAAAACAACTAGTAAACTGATTAATCGCATACATTTTGCGACCACCGTTTACATAGAAATAAACGTCTGATCCATTGGTATTATTAGCATTAATAGCCTCTGTAAGACGATCAGTATGACTCATGCTACTAATTTTCTTACGAGGATTACCGTTATAAACAAAAATATGATTTTGCTTAAAAGAATTCAAGAATTTTTCGCTATTCTTAATCGACGTATTATTGTTCTTATCAAAAGGATTAAAACCAAGATTATCGCTAAACATTATCTTACCTGTTTCTTCTGTGAACGTATATTGGGGTGGCAACCTCTACCACCATTAGCAATATAAAATAGCAGGAGGGAATCGAACCCTCTCAAATAGCGTGTGTATCATTCGATACCAGAGGCTATTATCTTAGTCCCCAGACTCCACTAATTCTTTTAATCAACCAGGGTACGAGTTGTCGTAATCATCCTCGTCCTCATAATCCTCATCCTCGTCCTCGTCATCAAATTGATCCCAGTAATCATCATTGATATCATAGTCCTCATCCTGATCATCATAACCAGCATACTCATCCTCTGAGAATGTTGCCGAATACAATGGCTTGAGAAGTTCTCCTTGATATTCACCAACCACAAGATATTCGCATGTGCGAAGTTTCTCACAGTTACAATCACTAGGAACACTCACAACGTCCTTGGGATTAATCTTGACGATCACAATCTTATCGCCATTCTCAAGACTACCATAACCAGCAACATAATTCAATGCACCAGCATGAAGTCCATCAGAACAACCTCGACTACGATCATCATCAACCTTTGCTCTGGTCATCTTGCAAACATTACCAACGCTATTATCAAATACTCCACGATACTTATCCTTAAAATCGCTCCTGACTGCCTTATAAGCAAGGAAACAACCATCCTCAGTAATGGGCAGATGCTCATGCTCAAGGAAATCATACAGTTCCTTTTGACTCTGCATACTAGGATTATCCATAAGATTATTCAGGAAATTAACTAGGGGCTGAAAAGGCAGACCCTTGCTCATAAACTCCAGAATACGCTTACTGATACTACCATGAACAACCTCACCCTCATAGGAGACTTGGCCGTTCTTAATCTCCACAAGACCATCACTAAAAGTAGCAACAGCCTTTTCCACATCCACAATCTCCAAGAGTTCATCAGCGTTTGCAGTTGGCAAAGCCTCAAGAATCATCTTGTAATTAATATGATCCGGCAAAACCTGATACGTCCTGTTATTAAGAACAAGCGTAAGATTACCATCAACCCACATAAAAGGAACACTCATTTTATTTCTCCTGTTTTCCTGTGAAATCAACCTATAATTTGACCGAACTGAACCTTCAACATATTAACATCACTAATCGTAGTAGACCAACCATTGTTGTCACGATGGTAGTAACCTCTGTTAGCATCATTTTGCTTGAGAGGATTAATGTTCTTCAATTCTCTCAAATCACCACTAACCGGCGTGACACACATAATATACTTGAACATCGGATTGCTGTCAAGTTCCACTTTAATCGTTTTTCTAAGATCAGCGATCTTTGGAGCAACATACCCGTTGTCAGAATCTGCCTTCTTAAAAATCTTCTTGTATTGTGAAACCTTATTTTCTTCGTAGATACTATCAATGATACGATTGATCTGATTATAGATAACATTAGCATCTTTAATCTTGGCACTATCAAGACCATTGATTCCAAAATCGCTCAATAGTTTAGTCATGTGACCATAGTAGTCATCCTTATTAAACTTTTTGATATCAAATTCGCTACGATGAATAGTATCAGCAAAGAACTCCAAAGTCATCAGACTATCTAGAGTTTGCACAATATCCTTGTTATTGATAAAGTCAGCATACTCAAGTCCGAACATATTAAGCATATGGAATAGGAACTGTCGATCAATATTTCCTTGACCATACCCACGACTCATCTTGTCATCTGAGTTATATTCAGAACGACACTGTTCTACAAGATTATTAAATTGATAAATATCCTTGAACTTACTATCATTAAGTTTCTTCAAGCGAGTCTTGAACCAAGTGTTAAAATCCACAAGGTTGTACCCTTCTTTGATTAAACGATCCACCACCCCATGCTTGATAGCATAAATATTTGTATTATCAAATATCTTGTACTTCTCAAAGAAGTCTTTGTAACTATACAGATTATTAATGGTGGGATAATCAGTAGTAGCAGTACCATATCTCAGGATAGGAATGTACACAATCTCATCTTCATCCTCTAGATCATTAAGACGATCTGTACTAAGACTACGCATATAAGAAGCATCATTGTAGTCATAGTTTAGTGGACTAGTATTCTTCTGATCACCAAAGATCAAGAAAATATCTTGGTCACTAACACTACCCTTGCTACCCTTACTGCCCTTGGCTTTAGGGGTTGACTTAATAAGATCACGATACTCTGACACATCCAGAATATTCTTTTCACCAACATCAGCAACAAGATCAGCAAAGTTATTCTTGACATCAGTATGATCTTTAGCATTAACCATAAGATATGCGAAACAATCATTCTGATTGCAATACTTT